CAGTCTTAGGCAAAGGCTTCAAACTGTTATCTGTTTTCTAAATACTCTTCTATCTTTGCTTTGTCAGCTTTATTCAACTCTTTAAATTGACCGCTCATTAGTTTGAAGGCTTCCTCTGGGCCGTACTCTTGTATCATGGCGGAAAGCCTTTCCAAGAATCGCATAGCCTGTCTGCTTATATCAGGCAACTCATCTTCTTCAGGGTCTTGGGATAAGAACCCACTGATGAGTCCTTGCTGTCCCATCAATGGGTCTATTTGTTCAGCGCCTTGTCGAGCAATAACTCCGGCTCGTCCTGTTCTGTCAACGGGGAAGCCGCCAGAGGCTTGTGGTGCTGATATTAAGGTATTACCAATACTTGCCAGTAGATTGTTAGCGCTGTCTCTTCGTTGAGCGGCTTCCTCATACTGGGATAGGTCTAACCTTTCTGGGGGAGCCTCTCTTTCTCCTCGCCTAATCTCTCTTGACTCAGTGGATTCTAAAAATGTTTCACCAAATCTTTGTTTGGCTTCTATATCTCTTATATCTGTCCTAACACTTAAATCTTTCCACCAGTTAGCGGCCTTATCTAGCCACCATGGGCCACCCCACTCTACTTTCTCTGGAGTGTATTCAAAATCAGAACCGGGCGGAGAATAGATATCAGTCTTGTAATCCATCTTACCTGTTGCACCCGCTCCGGGTATCCAACCACCTGCTTCAGGCGCACCTTCCGTTAGAGCGTCGTATCTGTTATTCCATACAATCTCAACGAGGTCAAGGTCAACACCGGGACTAAAGCGACTAACGGCTTCGGCCCACTTACCTTTGGTGTCTCCGAACTTAAGGTACTTTCTAGGGTTATCAGTAATCTCAATTGTCTTTGCAAAAATATCATCAACTACCGCTATGATGTCTGTTTCAGAATCATAGGTGGGTTGTCCAAGGGCGTTCGCCCACTGCTTGAAGGCGTCTGACCTTCTCTTCCACTGTTGCTTATAGATGTTGTAATTGGCTTCGTGCTTTTTTGGATCAATGTCAAAGTTACCCTTAAAAATCTCTTTGTTAAGGTCACTCATTACGCTATCTGATGACTGAAACTGTGTCTTGAAAAGATCAAGCTGTTGTGTAGCAAGCCATTCTGCACTCGCCGCATCTCTGGTTGCTTGGGCACTTTTAGCCGCTCGATCAGCCGCCCATATAGTCGCACCTTGTTTACCGATACTGTCAAGAGCATCTATCGTTTTTTCGTAGTTAATTCCACCATAAGCCATTAGACCATCCCTCCTATCAAACCACCCTGCTGTGGTGGGCCTTCAGGTGGCATTCCTTCAGGCGGTGGGCCACCCGGCGGCATACCCGTAGGTGATGCCATGTTGTCTATCATGCCCTGTTGTGCTTGAGGTGAATCCATTCCACCACCCATAGATTCTTCAGCGAATGCGGCGGCGGCTTCCCCGTCTACCTTGTCATCGCCAAGTGTCATGTAAGCATCAACGGCGGCTATCAGGGCGTCTCCCTGCAATTGCTCCAGTTGTTTATCGTTCTGTATCTGAATAAACCCTGCTTCCATACCCACTTCTATAAGAAGATTTATAACTTCAGCCGCGACTGCTAACAGAATATCCCTAGAGATATCAATTTCAGCGCCACGAGCAACCACAACCTGCATATGAATAAGTTGTCCAGCAATCTTCCCAATAGCCTCAGCAGGTTCACCTTCGCTCATCTTTTGTATAAGAGCATCTTGAACCTCCGGGTCTAAAACAAACTCCTCAATGTTAGACATCAGGCTCTGCGCTTGTTCGTTCTCTTCTGCTGTAGCAGGTTGTGTATGTCCTTGTCCAATCATTAGACTTGCCCCTGTTGAGTAGAACGAATCTGTGTGGCGGGTGTGCGGTTTACTGCTGATGATCTACCCCTGTTTGCTTCTGGGATAGGGCCAGATTTAATTTGCATAGACCTACGGCTAGGCGCTGTGTATCCTGCTCCACCACCTCTACCACCGGGAAGGTTACCGCCATATCTTGCGGCAACTTCATCATAACCGCCGGGAGCAAAGCCTCCAACGTGCGCTCTTCTATAAGCCAATTTCTCGTCTGTCTTATCGAGCATCGCAAGAATTGTTTTAAGCACGTTACTCGTAGTCCACATAGCCATGCCGGGATTTTCAGCCCACATCTTTTTATACGCTTCCCAACCCTTCCTGCCTAGCTGGGCCAACTTACCAAAAAATGTACCCTTTTGTGATGGATCAAGATGTGACATCCCCCCGTATTGATCAGCACGGAATCCGTAAGGATTTCTCCCACCGTATGGAACCGTAGCCTGTGAAGGGGCTGTAGGCACTCCCCCCATTACTTGATTAGCGGCGGCTTGATTAACTGAAGCAACATCAGTGACACCTGATAAAGCTGTGGATTCTGCAACACCGGGATACGCAGGGCTTGTACCGCCTAACTCAGGTACAAAAGTTGAACCGGGGGGTTGTGTATATAATGGAACACCGTAGTCACTGCCCATTCCTGCCGCTTGTGCGCTAGAGATTGGCGATGGAGCATTTAAATCCGCTAGAATTCCCTTTGTCGTATCTGTCCAACCAGCACCAATCTCGGAATACATGGCATCCTTACCAATTTGGGTTTGAGCCATAGAGTCAAGCGCCCAATTAGTCTCTGGCCCAGTCATTGCACCTGCACCCATACCATCCCCTATAAGCCCAGCACCTGCGTCGGCTACAGTTGAAGAAACATCTCCTACCTGTCCAATCATTCCAGTGCTGGCGCTATCTAAGCCTATTCCAGTAGCGGCTCCATCTAAGCCAATAGCGGTAGATGTAACAGCCTCTGTGGCTGGAAGTGCAGTAGTAACTGCCTCTGCTCCAAGAGCCGTAGTCGCAGTCTCAGCACCAAGAGCCGCAGTTTGAGCACCAGCCATAGCTGTCATGTCTGTTGCGGCAGTCGCCGCTGTGGATATGGTCTGTCCTTGGCCTACACCACTTATCAAGGATTTACCCCAGTTCGTAATCTGAGGCCAGCCTCCAGCTTGAAACCCAGTCATATACCCATAGCCGATATAGACTGCGGCGGCAACGAGCAAGATAGGCGCTATTTTCTTAAGCGCTTTCCCTATTCCTTTTATAGCCTTTCCTATAGATTTAACTATGCCACCCATCTATGCCTCCTTGGGTAAAATAAAGCTGTCGCCCATTTTTATCGCGCCCATCCTTTCATATAGTTGTCTTGTTCTATTCATATCACCAATACCAGACGTAATTCCTAGGGTAATTTCTGCTACACCTTTGTTTATTCTTGCCCACCGTATATAAGCGCGGAGTAAACTACTGCCCCATCCTCTGCCTTTATCTGTGACATAGAAGAACAGGTCAGTAGACTGTTTCTTTCTTGAGTACCACAACTGATGGGTGACTCCGATGAAGACACCCTCGACTGATCCAGCTACATCTACCACATTAACTTGGTGTTCAGCAGACAGGATACAGATTTGTAGATTCTTCCAGAGAATCTTATCGTCTAGGGGAACATCCTTGGAGATGGATAACTGATGCGCTTCTTTACAAACTTTTATTATTTGTTTTATGTCACTAGTCTTAGCGACTCTAATCATTAGTTCTCATTTGAGGTTCTTAACCTTCGACTGTCCGTGTACTTGTAGCAGTATTTGTAGTGGTAGGATTATATTTATCTTTCCATATTTTTATCCACTCAGAGGGGTTAAGATTATTATCCCCAAATACCATATCCCAGATAAAGGCGGCGGCTTCTGCATTGTCTTCAATGTTTGCAAATATTTCAGCAAACTTTACTTTAAGCCCTTCCATCCCTAAGAACTTCTGGATATCTGCTACGTACTTAGCGCTTTGGAATCCTACGTCAACTCCATATTTTTTTGAAGCCGCATCTACGTCAATCCCGTAGATTTTTGTAGCCTCATCTACATCAATCCCATAGATTTTCACAGCCTCGTCTACAGAAATAGCATGTGATCTCAAAGCCTCCTCTACATCAATCCCATATATTTTTGTAGCTTCATCTACAGAAATCCCATATAATTTTGTAGCTTCCTCTGTCTCAATTGCGTAGGTTTGGACATCAGCCGCTAACTGAGCCTTCCACCTATTAGTAATGTCATTAATAAGAGTGGCCTGAATCTGGTAACCACCAGCTATATGAGATAGTGTTTCCTGAATAGCGCCTTGAAGCCTTGTTTTCATCTGATCATAGTACGCAGTATTACGTAGCGTTCTATGACGTTCAAGCATCATCGCATCTGCCATTGCGATTGGGCCAGCCACCTTCATTACCTCACCCATCATGGCTTCTTGTGTACGAGGCCCACGATTACCAAACTTCCTAGCCATGGCCTCAGCCGCTTGTCTAAATAAAGGGCTTCCCTTGTCTATAATAGAAGCTATTCTATTCTCGACTAACTCGTCATCCTGCACCTCTGCAAGAGTTACCCCTACAGGAGTGGGGTCATAGTCTCTGTAACCCTCGTGCGCTGGCCCTGCATAATCAGGTCTTTCTTCTGCCGCCGCAGTAACTTTCTGGTCAGGAGATACATAATCATCAGGTGATTGATAATCACCCGGCCCTTGATAATCACCCGGCCCTTGATAATCACCCGGCCCGGTATACGTATTAGTCGTATACGTTACTCCATGCCCCGCTCCAGTCGCAGTAGTGGGGTCTGTATTAGTATTAGTAGCAGTATTAGTAGTAGTAGAGGTAGCGGCATTAAGATTTCGATCTGTATTATGCTGTCCATACCTGTCCCAATGTATTCTTCCAAACTCGGCTTTAGACGTTGCCCCTAAAGGATTCCAATAATCATACTGTGTTCCAGCCCCGGATTGTATTTCTCCCCATGCGGCTCCCAGATCACCGTATTTATCTACGTATTGTTCCCAACTAATATTAGCCATTACATTCTCTCCGTATCATCGCTTCAACCCCCTGTCGGAATACTGAATAACAGCACCCTGTAATGTAACTGGCTTGTCATATGTTGATGTGTTCTTAATAAGAATTCCCATGTTTTCTCCAACACCTTGTATTCGCGCCCTAGCCTTATCAACTACTGCTATTCCTAAACTAGGATTGCTAACGTCGTCTACATTCCATTCATCGTCGGTTACTGTAATGTCATAGGTGGTTGACGTTGGGATAGTTCCATCACCATAGTTAAAGTCTGGATATATATTTAGTGTGGTGCTTGTATCAGCCGCCAATTCAAGGAGAATCTCTCTGAATCTCTTCTTAAGTTGCGGTGTCCCATAATGAAAGTAAGCAAGCCTGACAAATGCGGCTACTTCTCCTCCATCATATGAAGTGCCAGAGTCTAGTCTCCTGACGTAACCGTCATCGAATCCACCGTATAGAACCTCGTCTCCATTAGAATCTTCTGTGGAACACGCGCAAATAATCTGATCCAGCATAGTAAACGGCATTATTCCTTCATTCTTTCCATTGATAAAAGTCATGGCAATGCCAGTCTTATCATCAAAGTACAGTCTATATTGATTCTTTTCTCTTACTCTTAATGCAGTCTTAATTCGAGCCTTGTATTTCTGTATTAAAGGATCAATCTTCTCAGAGATAATAGATTGTTTAAAATCACCGTAGTTAAGAGTTGAACCCAGTGAAGTTAATCCCCGGTCATCTAGGAATATAGTTGTATGTATTTTTTGGACTGTGCCATCAACCGCACCAGAGCCAGTATAGAACGTAGTAAGATTCCAATCCTCTCTGTTTTTTCCATACAGAATGTAAGTGTTGTTTCTTGCGAATACTGCAAGCGAATCTTTTGATTCAACATTTAACCCAGTAACAGCTTCTCCAACTATAAGTTCTGTAGAACCCATCGTTGTACTCATGACAGTTGGTAATTGAAGTGCAGAACTAACAAGAGAGCCATTTGTATAGCCTAAGAACAAATGATTCTTGTAAGCCTCTACATGACTAGGGATATCAGAACTAGTAATACCTGTTCTTATTTTTACAAAATTAGTCCCATCAAATTCAAACGCATTATCTACCCCATTAGCACCATACATAGTTTGTATTCCCTCTTCACCCTCGAAGTTGAAATTAACAAAATCGTATTTACCTCCGGGTTGGAGAGTTTGTGCATACTGTGTTCCATAAGCATTTGCCAAGGTCTTTGCAGACGGCTCACTTGCCCCATCTACAATAGCCCTCACTGCGCCAAGAACATGTATCTCTTCATCATCAGTCCATGTGCCTGTGTTACCAGTGATGGATAAAAAACCTGCGGCGTCATCAGTTGTCCATGCGCCGCTTGCAACCGTAACTATTTTAACTGTAGCTGTCTTTCCAGAAGTAGCACCTACTACCGTGTCTCCCTTTAAAATCTCTACTGTGCCGCCATCAAAAGAAAGGGTTGGACTACTTAATGCTTCATCACTAACAAAAGTACCTGTTATATCGGTAAGAACAACAGTTCCTTCCGCACCAACATCCCAGTTACCATAGTAAGTAAGCCCCGCTACAGTTCCTTCAGCACCTCCAGCACCAGTCAGCGTTGAGCCTATAACCATTTCGCCATTACCAGTCGTGCCATCAAAATTCAAGGCCGTACCAAGGGCTATCTCTGTCCACCCAGCAGTCGTAGCCTTAAACATCCCCGCTGTAGCACTGCCTGTTTTATTCCTGAAAGCATAGAGATCACCTAGGTATCCCCATACCCCAAGAACATTACCTTCACCGGGTACTTTAGTTATTGTTTCTCTTTTTTCCTCGATACGTTCCTGTAGTTCAGAAACTAGAGTAGAGTCGGCAGTGGCATCCCTCAATACAGGGGGGCCATGTGCTAGACAGGTGGCATAAAGCCCCATTATCCAACCCTAAAGACTGATAACTGACCATAGTGCATCTGGAAATTCTCAGACCCTGCATCCCCATGTTTGACTTGTGCTAACAAATCCGTATAAGTGGTATGACCCGTGGTATCAATTATGCCAGAAGCAGACACCATGTTATCTAAGGTTGCGGCTACTCTTTGAACCGCACAATCGTAACCCGGATATACCACAGCGCCACCAGTATCTTGTGTTGCAATTCTGAATGTCCATATTACAGTGTCCGATCCAGTCTGTGCGAAACTAATACCCAGATTGACCATGAAGAATCCTTTGTCGTATATCCTGATCCTATCGTTAGCAAAATCAGCATCAGTTCCTACAGTCGTTGAAGATACAGTTCCAGTATCATCCTCTGCATCTGCCCCTGTACTTCCTGCATTCCAATCTATTGTCGTAGTCGTAGCAGTTGCTATTGCCTGACTGGCTGGTGTTCCCGCTTTAGCACATATAGTCGCGTAACCACCCATCCCAGTTTCTACAAATTGCCTAACCATCTGAGCAGTAATAGCACCAGTAGTATTGTTAGCAAAACTAGTTCCTGTTAAAACTGCCCTAGTCTTTCTTAAGGCTGTTGGTGTTCCCATTATCCATACTCCACATTGAATCCAGCGCCAAATGCGCTATCTGTATTTAGAAAATATATAATTTCTCCATCCTCAAGTGTTCCACTTGTGACAGTAAAGTAAATATATCCTTCTGCGTCATTGTCTATAAATGCCCCAGCGTCAGTAACTATCTCTTCTACAGTTACAACTAAAACCTGACCTATGGCTCCGCTAGTTTCTCCCTTAATCGTACTCCCAACACGAGGTATCTGAAGATCAAATGCTATACTGTACGCCCTATCAAAAACAGAATCTTTCGCACTACCAATAGTATATGGTATTCTGTAATACACTATTGCAGAAGGTAATCCAGTACCGTCATCCCTCTCATATCCATCAAACCTTCTATAACGTCCACGAATATCAACTTCAAAGTTATCAGCGGCAATACATTCTCCCGGCTCTAGAGAGAGGGCCGGAGTAATAATATTTAATCCACCAGAAAATGGAAAATACTGAGAACCTACACCCGATCTTGTTATTTGTCTTGCTAGGGTCATTGAGGAACTACCGTGTAATTAGCCAAATCCTGAACCAATGAGAACCTTCTGTTCCTTTGACCCGGAAGTTGGTCGGCTTCCAGTTTCAATAAAATATCCGTAAACTCCGTGATAGCACCAGATAAAACTTCTGCCGCATCATTCTGCTCTCCATAATAAATCTTAGCTCTAGCGATTATTATCCTATGAAATCTTACTGGAATTGCAGATTCATCGGTAGAGGCAGATAGTTCAGTTGGTGTCGCCCAATACTCTGATGAAATAGCAGTCGTGGAGTCAGGAGTTGGATAAATATCCATTACATTATTTGGCTTTATACTAAAAAATTCTGGTACTCCAGTAGCAACAGTGCCATATTTATAATCTTCCCTGTATTGCAACCATGGAACAAACTCCAGTGGTTGGTAACCAGCGGCAGTAGGATTATAAACAACAGAATCTGTATTCCATTGAGCAAGATCACTTGGAGATGTTAGTGTAGAGACTCCTGCACTTGGAGTAAGTGTCGCCTCTGACCACAAAAAATCCCAGTTAAACCACATGCGTTGTATATCTAGATCGGCATCCTTTATATACCTGACAACATCCTTCTCCTCTTCAGGAGTTGGCGTAACAGTAGACGGCCCTGTACCGGGAATTCCTACATCCCTCGCCATGTCTTGACATAATTCTATATAGGTGCTCATTTTAGATTTCTCATTATATCGGTGACTACTCGATCAGGTTTAATATTAGCGGCACACAATGCACCGCCACTCTCTTCATCTCTATTACAAGTAGAGAATCCAAAATGCAGTTTATGACAAGGGAAACAAGGACAATCTTCTGGTTCAAACGCAGTTGTATTTGTCCAGTGCTTTGTTAGATTTTCATTAGAAGAATGAGAAAGAAACACGCATTTATGGTTTGGTAACATACTCGCCGCATTTAAAACCCCAGTCTCTGGCCCCACCACAACATCACAGTGAGGTAGTAACGAAAGAGTTTTTCCTATGGGTATTTTTCCAGACTTAAGAATTACACGCTTTTCTTTTTCCCAACCAACTTCCAATAATTGGCAGAGATGATCTCCAACCATAATTATAGAAACGTCTTTTCTTCTTAACAAAAGAGCGGCAACTACATTATCTGTCCAAGGATATACCTTATGAACAGAGGAGCCAGACAAAGACCACAAAACAAGATTCCTTGTTTTTATTTTCTTCCTCTGTTTCTTAGCCCACTCTTTATCTAGGGGTGATGGATAGAAGACAGGATTGTGTTTAAACTCTATATCTGCAATCCTATGAGTTTCCTCAAGATAATTCTTATCACATAACTCGTGTATTTTTTCTTTTGATTTATAATATCCTTCACTTGCTTCGACTCTAACTTTTTTCCCATCTATTTCAACGTCTCTTGATGGGTTCAGTAGAAGCCGTCCCTCAACTGATTCAGATAATTGGACAAACTTATCAAAACATTCTGACATTTTGTCCCAATAATCTTTAAGTTTAAAATTGTTTATTTGGTTATCTTTTTGCACTATTAACTGATCAACATCTGGATTATGCTTAAGCATATCCGCCCCTATCTCAGTTACATTAACGCATACATCATAACCCTGTTCTTTAAACCTAGGAAATAACGAGGACGCCTGTATTATATCTCCAAAGGCTCCATACCTCACGATACATACAGTTTTTCTATTCCTTATTCCACCAAAATCTTCTGGGACAAAATCTTCTACTTCCTTAAAAGGAACTTTTGTTATTTTCATTCAGGAAGCCTAGCGATCACCTTCTTCCTGATGGAATCTATCTTTTCATGTGGGTCTAGTACGATATCACCTAGATTCTTAGCTTCCCATATTAAAAGATTCCTACCACCTAATCCTTTTTGTTGTTTAGCCCATTCTTTATTTCTAATTCCAAATACCTCTTCGCCATGAAGATCATACTGCCTATTATCTTGTTCATACTTAGCCTTATGAATCCCTTGGACTTCTCCATAGGGCTTCGACCAATCGATAGCCACAAATACTCCCCCTTAATCTACAGACCATCCAACCCATTCTGGTCTATTGCCGACATTGGCATTGTTTTGTTTCTGGTTATTCTCGTTCATATAGGTGTCTTTTGCATCCACCAGAGTATAACCACTTTCTTTGGGATTATTAGAAGGCTTTGCCTTCTTATCAAAAGTCTCCCTTTGGAATTTCTTACCGATCATTATATGCATAACACTACCTCATTTTCCTTTAGGCTTTAGGCCATAACCACCGCCCTTACGAGCGCCCTTGGCAACCTTGCGACGCCCACTAGCAGACATCTTTTTTACAGATTGCTTTCCTCTGGTCATGCCAAGTTGCTCGTCCTTTCTGGCTTTGTAACCTTGTTTTTTCTTAGCCATCGTTTTCCCCTGAAGAAGGGGGGGCTTTCGCCCCCCAATCCTGTATCAACGAAATGTAAAAGAACCTTCAGGTGTTGAAACCTTCTTGATCTTTATCCCATCTGGCATCTGATTTGGGCCATGGCTGTCCATTCCCAATTCCTTGGGAGTGTCCGACACCTTTTCCAAACTAGACAAACCATTTTCAGGAATTTTACCGTCTGCTGAATGTTTTTTACTAGCCATAATAGACCTCCTTAATACCATTCGACTTCAGCGTATGCGTAACCCTTACCAGCAGCCGTGCCAGAATCAGTCGCCTGAACATAGGTAACTTCAATCTGAGTATCGGCAGGAAGAGCTTCTACAAGAACGCAATTCGAGTCATCTTGGTCGTTAAAAGTTTCAGTGGCCGCAGTAGTGTCAGAAATTTCTAACTGACCATAGTAGTTTGCATCACCAGTCGTGCCAAGCAAAACTTTTCCAGTGATGGTATCATC